ATCAACATCGGCACCAAAGGCATTTATTGTAGTATTTCCTACTTGTCCATCTATTAAAATACCACTTGAATTTATTTCTATCGCGTTTCCACTAGCATTATCACGTATTAAAATATCATTGTTCAATATTTGTAATTGATTAGGCACAAGAAAACCAAAATCTAAAGTACCCGCACCAGCATTGCCAATTATAGTTCTAACATCACCTATATCATTATTATCCATAGTAATATTTCTATTAGCTGTAATAAGGTTGTTAGCAACTGTAAATCTATCACTTCCGCCGTGAAGTACCTTAAACTCACCATTTCCTTGAATTCTTACTTCTGTGTTAAAATTAGAAGCTGCTTCAAGATGTAAATCATTATTACTATTTAAGTGCGTCTCTGTTGCGGTGAAGTCTAAATCACCATTAGGACCTATTATAACAGCAGCATTCGTAATATTGTTATTATCCATATTTAGAACAGCGTTTTTAACAACTACTTCTGTAGGACCTATCGCAAATTTATCTACGTTTGACATTCTGAATACCTGAAAACTACCAGCATTAGAAATTAAAGCACTACTACTATTTATTGCTATAATCCCAGATGCTATGTCCATTTGATTTGCTGGATTCATATTAATATGATTGTTTGATCCTATGCCTCGTAAATCGGATACATTAAGAATATCATTATTATTCACATCAATATTACCTATCATAGGTTTAGCACCAGATATAACAAACATATTAGTATGTCCGCCATCTAATAATACGCCACCATCTAAATTAGATAAAAGCAAATGGTCAGACGTTCCACCACCACCGCCACCTCCAGCACCACTCGTATTAATATTCATTTTATCCATATAATAATTTGTTGCTATAGCATAACCATCGCCTATATCTGTTCTATTTTGTCCTCTAATTTGTAAAGATGTAGGAGGCGGATATATATAATAAGGACTACCTGCACTTTTAGGGCGTTCTGTTCCAGGAGGAGCAGCACCGCCAACAAACCAATTTAATGCCCTCACTTCATCAGAAACAGCACCGCCAGTATTATAATTTATTTTGCCGTTAAATGTTATTCTTACACTTGATACACTTTCCCAAGTTATTATAACTTCATTAAACCAATTCCCACCACTGCCAAAAAATTGAACTGGTGAAGATAATGTTTCATTGCTCGGACTTGTATTAGGCATATTTATAAACCACTGATGAGTAATAGTACATGGTGATGTATTAGGATTTAGAGCATTATTAATATAATATCCTTCTACTCTTACCCTTATAACATCACCTACTTCAAAATTTGAAGTATCAACTATTTCAGACCCAGAATTACTTAAAAAATATGGATCGGGGTTGCCTATTGTATAACTTGTTCTAGGTGTTAACATTGTAAATAAATTTTGTATAGGTTTTTCTATTGTCGGTGGTGGGTCTGGTATAGGTTGAAAGCTTGTAGTATTATCTGCGTTCATTGTTATTACATCGCCCTCATTACCTTTTTCAGTCGGTAAAACATAACCTAAACCATTATTTTCATTACCTATTATTAATGTTTCGTTTTGTCCTTTTATACGAACATCTCCAATATGTAAATTGTCATTTGAATATCCTAAATTATTCATTTCTATATATATTAAGAATAGAATATTTTAATCATCATACTAAAATAAAAGTTAGGCGGTAGTATTAATAAATCACCTTCTGAATTACGAAGATTTATATCTACTGTTCTTAATGTTTTCTTACTTTCAAATGGGTAATAATTATTTTCATGTGTTGTGTCATCATTATAATTTGTATAACACATAGAACCATATGGTTCATTCAAATTAATTTTATCAACTACACTAAATGTGCCGTTTGCTTCTGTTAAATTATTTGTTGCTAAAATACGACTATGAATATAACAAGCAGTTTCGCCTATTAAATTAGGTATATTTTGTGCTACTTTTGGAACACCATTATCAACACAGAAAGGTGTAGAACCTGGTAAAGAATTTACATCGCTTTCTATACCTAAAGTTAATAATATATCATTTGAAACATTAAATAAACATAATGTACCTACAGATACACCAGACACAGTTACTAAAATTCTTTCAGTTGGATATACACCAACCTTAGAAAATACTAAAGTATAAGCATCACCATTACTAGCGATAGTTGCTGCTATTTGAGCATTAATTTGATTTAATAAATCATCAATTAAATAATAACCAGGCGTGATAGAAATTGTAAATGGTGTTTCTGTATGCGGCCCTGGAAAGCTAACATCAATACGATTATTTTTTGATGTTATATTATCAAAGACATTAGGCACTTGGGCAGAATGTACTATATAACCCTTTACATTATCAATAGCTCCACCATTAGAAGCTAAATCTACTTTAAAACGGTTGTTAGTTCCTATTACTTTATCACGTGAAGATATTCTAATATATCTACTTTTACTACTCTTAATTTTTTCGATAGAAGATAACATTTATATATATTATATACATATTATATTTTATATATAATGGTTATAAGGTGGTTTTTGCGTAATGAAAGAAAAAAAATCTATATACTTATTCTTTAAGATAATGAAGCAATATATTTTAAGTGTTTTTTAGTTTTCATATGCCTTGTCAATTCATATTTTTTAATTGTTGCTCCACACTCGCAAGTTATTATAGGATTTATAATAATTTTATATGGCTTTCCGTGTTCTATAAAATATTTATGTTTATCACTTTTTTCGTGTTCTGATTTAGCACATTTACGAAGTGTAGAACCACATTCACAAGTATATTTTTCTGTTTTTTGTTTTTCTAATATCTTTTCTTTATTCTTTTCATAATATAATCTATTTCTAATTATTTTTTTTGGTCTATTTTTTTCTTTATGTTTATCTTTTGATTTTTTACTTTGTTGTCTAATTTTTTCTTTATTTTCTGATTTTGCTCTATACATTCTTTGATATTCGGTATTTGTTCTTCCAGGTATTTGTTTATTACAACATTCATTATTTTCAATATAATATCTTTCTCTTATTGCTAATTCGTGTTTATTATTACACGGATAATCTTCAACTAATTCTATTTTACAACTATCATATTTAACAATATCAAATGATGTCACATTTTTTCTTAATCCATCTAAAAATCTTTTGTAATTTATCTTATGATTTGCCAATCTATGATTTAATTTTCTTGTTGTAGAACCATAATAAACTAAATCATTCTCATCGCAAGTAATTTTATAAATCTTTCCGTTTTCGTAATTAATAGTCATTTTTATAACTATTAATTATTAATAAATGTTTAAGTATTGTTTTTTATTACGGAACTCATTCTTTTATAATTGCGCGCAATTGATTACATTTAGCGAGTTTCAAATAACAAATCCAAGCATCAATTACTTGCCCATCATCACTATTACTAAAATTAATTCTTGCTTCTAGTGTTCTACTGTTGTTAATTGCTAGTCCAGAATATTCAAGAACAGATGACATTTCAAAACTTTGACAATGGACAGCACGACCATCATTATTATTATCATCGGCACTATCTACTAATGCAGTACCACCAGTACACCATATATTTTTAGAAACTGCAGGAGGGTCAACATTAGTTTTCATTCTGTGAATACTTTGTAAAGTGTTTTCATAAAATTCAGCTCCATTTTTTTGTGGTGTTGCTCCTGTGGTAGATGGTAATGAGATTACTCGCTGTGGGAAAAATAAATCACCGAGACGATAGTCTAACTGCGAGGTATTGAGTTGACAAGTACCAACATTATCTTTTTCTACAGATGAGGGTGTTCTAACTGCTCTTGAACTCCAATATAGTTTTTGACATCTTGAAACAGCTTTATTAATTTGAAGGTTAAAACTGTTTGCCCCTTTGCTCACATTACCTGATTGATAATATTCGGTTTCATAAACAAAGTCTAAACCGCCACCTGCTTGTGATGCTTCCATTAGATTTTTTTGGACTACGGGGGCGAGTGTTAAACTATCGCATACTACTCTAACATTAGATAGTGTATAATTTAAAGCAGCATCAGTAGCAGCAGTCGCAGCGCCAAGATTTTCTATAGCGTCTGTAGCTCTTGCTAATTGTAGTCTAATTAAAGAACCACTAATAAGCATAGATGGAATAAGAGTTTCTTGATTAAATACACCTAATATATATCTCATTGGTATTATTACAGTTAAAGCAGTAGCATCATTAGGGGCAGCATTAACAATTTCGTAAAAACCAACAGCACCATTTTTACCAAAAACATCATCAGTCGGTACACCATCACCATCATATATTTGGTCAAAGTTTTCGTACTGTCCGCCATTTGCTATTAATGTTCTAGCACATTCAGAACTATAATGAAGAGGTAGAACTTGGGCGCAGTAATTATTAAGTTTATCATTCCTACAAAGTTCGGCACCACTGCGATCTTCGTATAATACCCTGTCAAAGAGGTTCAAGGCAGTGTTTTTATTAAATCCTACACTACCATCAGGGGCATTAGCATTGCCTGATACTTCAAAAATTAAATAACTATTTTTACCATATACATAATCAGTAGATGCTTGTAGTCTAATAACTACTTCATTACCTGATGTAGAAGAATAAACATTTTGGTCAGCAAAGTTGACTTTATTAGTTCTTCGTTCAACAATATTTAAATTAGTAGGTAAAGCATATTTTACCTTGTTAATTTCTTGTACTTTTGCCATATCCATTTTAGCGGGTTGTGATTGTTCCATACTTTTATATATTCTATATATATATTTTTTTTATTATACTAAATACCTAGTACTGATTTTATTCTACTTTGAATTTCTGAGTTATCTAAATTAAATTCATTTTCTGAAGCTATAATATTTTTTATACTATTTTTAATAAATCCTGAATAATCTTCAGCAGTATCTAAATCTACTATACTTTCTTGAGGTAAAGGTTTGCCTAACATTTTCGCCATTTTATAATCACTTAGTATTTCATCACTATAATCTGGAAAGTTAGATAATCCTATATTACTTTTTTCTATTGGATTTGTTATACTTGTATCATATAAGGGAGCGTTTACTATTGGTGCTGTGTTAGTATCATCAAATTCATCTTGTCTTCTATGTGGGTCTGCTATATCAAAATTATCAAGTGCCTGTGAAAATTCCCATGCTGGAAATGTTAAAGGTGCTATAAATTGTTCTAATTCAAATTGCGACATATTATATATTAATATAACATAATATATGTTATCCCGCTAATGCTGGGAAGTTAAATTATTATATATATCATTCATTTGTGTTTCTGTCAATGGTAATCTATATAATATTTTTGTATAATCATTTATATCAAATTCTTTCGGGTTGTTGCGTAAAGTATATTCTCGTTTTATTGCTTCGTCCATCATTTTACCTGTTTCTATTTGTTCTGGTAATATTACTTTATCTTCTGGTTTTGGTTTATAATTTTTTCGTGCTAAAACTAAATCTATATCTTCATCTATTTGTTTTATTTCTTCAGACATTATTATATATATAATATTATATATGATTTCTAAGTATTTACCGAAAGAAAAACACCCACCTTATATGAATTATATGGGACCGGGGACAGAGGTAGAAAAAAGATTATCACTAAACTATAAAGGAAAAAGAGGAACAAAAAACTATATGATACCAACTACTTATAGTGATTATGTAAGTTTTGAACATGATTTATTATATTGGTCGCCTGACAATGTAATAAAAGCATACGCTGACGCTAAATTTATAAAAGATATTCGTAGTATAGTAGGATATACTGGTATATTAGCACAGTATATTAAAAGGTTAGGTATACAGACTTTATTTGATTATAAAACATTTGAAACATTATTAAAATCAAGCGTCGAATTTTATAAAGCTATTAGTGGTGAAATAAAAGATGTAAAACAAACAAATCAAATATTAAATGAAATGAAACAAACATTAGACGAAGAAATGGCAAGAAGGAGGGGAAACATACCAATACCAAATTATTTAAATTTATTACCAGAAGGTCAAAGAATAGGATATTTAGAACAATTAAGTGATATAGATAGAACAAATTTACAAACCAGATATAAATTTAGAAATAATATATTATTTCATATTATTCCTAAACTCGCTATAAGTGCTTATTTAACTATACCAAAATTATATACAAAATCAAAAGATTTAATTAATACATTATGGGATACTTTTATAGATAATACAGAATATAATGATATTCAAGAAAGAGTAGATAAAGTAAAAAATAAATTTGATGAATATTTAAAAACTGTAGGCACTTGGAATGATGCCCCATGGTTTAGAAGTTTAATAACAACAGCACAGCAACCAGAAGGAGAAAAAATTTTTAAAGTAAAAGAAAATATAGACAAAGAAGAAGCAAAAAAGAAATACATAGAATTTTATAATGAGTTTGAAAAATATGCTACATATATGAATAATAAATACAAAGATACAAAAGGGTATATACCGTTTGAAATAGAAAAACTTAATCTTGAAAATATAAATTTAATAGAAGAACCATCTATAATAGCGTCTTCTTTTTTAGAAGAATTTAAACTATCAAAACCAAAAGATAAAGAAATTGAAGTATCAAATGATAACATTAATGTGATAGAAGAAATGAGTGATGAATTAAAAGATGAAATAAATAAAGTATTATCAGGAGAACAACCAGCAATAAAAACATCTTTTGAATTATTACCTGATGATTATGATGTAAGTAATTTTAACCCTTCTATATCTGATGAAGAAATGTTAAAAATATTAGAAGGCGAACAATTTGAACCTGAAATATCATTAGCACAGTTTGAAACATTATCACAAGACGAAATAGAAAAATTAATAGATTACTTTTAAGAAAAATATATATATAGTATATATAAATGTCAAGTCTAACAAAACAAGAAAGAGAGGAATTTTTAAATACACAAGCAAAATTAATTTTTCAAGATAAAAGTCAAAGTAATGCAGTAAAGCATTTAAATGATGTTTTAGGAAAAACAAAAAATGATTATACTGTTTTGAATTTATTAAAAGAATTTTTTAAAGCACAATCAGAAAGACAATCATTAACAGACTATGAAAGAGAATTATCAAAAATATATTTAACTAACATTGAACAAATGATAAAAGAAAATAAAATAAAGATTAAAAACCCTGTAAAATTTATAACTGAAGAACAATTTAAAAAATCACAAGGCGGTGTAGAAATACCAGCAGAACCACAAAAAACAGCATTAGTACAAGCAAAAGCACCACCAACAAGTAAAGCAAAAAAAACAGCAACAAAAAAACAACCTCAATCAGCACCACTTGATACATCACGAGCATTACAAAAAGCATTTGCTGATTTATATAGTGATGACCCCAATGCTTTACGAGTATTTTATGAAACATTAGAAATGGCAAAAGGCAAAAGTAGAAAGGTCTTAAAAAAAGATATTATAGCATTAAAACCATCATTAGGTTTTGTAGGTAATAAAGGTATGACTACTGATAAATTAATTGATATTGTAAAAGATAGTATTGGAGCATTCGCAATAAATAATAATTTAGAACAGATAATGAAAGACTGGGAAGAAACAACAGGTGCAATAGGTATAGAACAAATGAAACAACAATTAAAACCAGAACAACAGAAAGAAATTGAAGAACACGAAAAAGAAAAAACAGAGGGTGAAATTGAAGATATTATTATGGAAAAATTTAAAAAAAATAAAAACGAACAAATAGCAGATACATTTTTACAACATAACCCCGCGACTGATACAGTGAGAATAAAAAATATAAATTTTGTACCTAAACATATTAAAAAAACAGGATATACGGCAGTACAAGATAGTATAGTTAAATCATTAACTGAAATAGCATATATAAGTAAGTATGCTGATGAATTTGTAAAAGTAAAAGATACAGAACAATTTAAACAAAGAACACCAGCAGATAAAATACAATATTTAAATTCTCTTATAAGGCATGAAACAAAACCAGAAGATTTAAATAATATTATTTTAGACCCAGAAATTAATAAATTTTATACAGAGTTTTATAATTTTGTAATGGGAGGTACTAATGTAGATGTAGATATACATGATATAAATGAAGCTATAAGAGCAATAAAAAATTTACGAGAAGAAGATTTAGAAGCAATAAAAGAAACTATGATAGATTTTAATAAAGCAGTAGTGGATGAAGCAGAACGGACATTTAAACCATTAGAAGAAGTTATTAACAGACCAGCAGATATAAGCGTATTACCACCAAGAGTAAAACCTTCTATGATACAAACAGAAGATATATTAACTCCCTTAGATAGATATAATAAAGAAAAGAGCGAACTATTGAAAAAAATGAAAGATGATGACTATGAAAAACTTAAAATGAGGAAAAATATGGGAACAGCAACACCAGCAGAACTAGCAACAATTCAAGATATTGAAGATATGAAAGAAGCATTAAAAAAACTTGAACCAGCAGCAAAAAAGGAACAAGCAGAAAAAAGTAGTGCTATATCTAAAAGAACAACAGCAACTAAACGAAGTGGAAAAGTAAGACCTCATTTTTTAAACCCAACAGAAAAAGCAGTAAAAGACGCTATTGGTGAAACTGTAGAAGAACAAATAAGTGATATTAAAAATTGGTATATATTTGATTTACCTGAATATCAAAATGGTGTAGGTAATAAATATGAAAACCCATTAGTAAAACAAAATGAAGAACGTGAAATGATGCTAGTAGATGGCACTGATATATTTTCAGGTCAAACTACTTTTTTATTAGAAGAAGGTGTTGATGAAAGAAAAGATTTTTATATGTCATCACGACCAGCATTAACAAAAGGAAGCATAGGGCGTGGTTTATTTGAAGTTGAAGTAGAAGAAACAGAAAAACAATTTTTACAAAGATTTAATGATGGTAGTAATGGGTTATTTTCACAAGACCAAACCAAAAAAGAAGTATCTGATTTTAAAAACATATATCAAACCCCACCTGACCATATATTTAATGATAATAAAAGCACTGGTGAAAAACACAAATTTGAATTTACAAATAATAGAGGTATTAAGCATACTGATAAAATATGGATTAACAATATTAATCTGTTTTATGATAACGCTCCTATATCTAACTAAATTTTTATGTAATATAATAATATATTATGGTATACGATATAAAACCATTGAAATCAGCACGAGCAGGAATTTATTTGACACCAGCACAAAAAAAATATATATTACCACCTTTCGGTACTACATATTTCTGTGGAAGAACAGGAAGCGGTAAAACCACTATTATATGTCGTCTGTTAAAAGACCAAGATAAACTAAAAGATTATTATGATAAAATATATGTTTTTTGTATGTCGCCTTGTATGGATTTAATAGAACATGTACCCCAAATAGAAGAAGAGCATATGTATGGTGAAGAACCTGAAAAATTAAATGAATTGTATGAAGCAAATAAAGGAATGGTTCAAAGGTTAGGTTTTAAAAATGCACCTCATACATTATTTATATTAGATGATATAGTTCAAAGTAATATTATGATGAATAGTAAAGTATTAAGAGATTTATTTTTTGGTGGTACTCATGCTAAATGTAGTGTATGGTTAGTATCACAACATTATAAAAGTTGTCCTTTAAGATTACGCCAAAATTTTCATTCTATTATATTATGCCACGGATTAACACACCAAGAGAAAGAAAAATATGTTGAGGAGTGGCAGCCACCGTATTTAACTAAAAAAGAATTTATAGCAGTAGTTGATTATGCTTTAGATGAACCATATTCATTTTTATTTATGAATGCTACAAATCCAAATAAAAAACAAATGTACCGTAAAAGGTTTGATGAAATATTAAATATTGAATAAAATACTTAAACAAATGAAGAATACTAAAAAACATAAAATAACATATGCCAATAAATTATAGTAATGCTAAAATATATTGTATTAGAAGTCATCAAACAGATAAAATATATGTAGGTTCAACAACAAGAGAATTATGTCAAAGATTAGCAGAACATAGAAGAGATTTTAAAATTAAACATAGAAATACTTCATCATTTGAATTATTAAAATACGATGACTATTATATAGAACTTATAAAAGAATGTCCTTGTGAAAATGTACAGCAATTAAGAAAAATTGAAGGTAAATATATTAGAAAAATGAATTGTGTTAATAAAAAAGTAGCAGGAAGAACTAAAAAAGAATATAATGATGAAACATACGACCATAGAAAAGCATACAGAGAAAAACACAAAGAAAAATATAAACAGTTTAGAAATACAAAAATAAAATGTAAATGCGGTGTTATGACAACAAAAGGAAATAAAGCAAGACACGAAAAAAGTAAAAGACATTTACAAACTATTGAATAGATTTCAATTCATAATAAAAATTATTTAATTCTTGATTATTTAAATTCAAGTTTCTTTGGGCATAGTAAGAATAATTAAAAAAGTTATTTGGATTTTTACCCATTTCATATAATTTTACTATTTGTTCTGATATTTTAACTTTTAATAATTCATCATCATTACAATGTTCTTTTTTATTAATCTTTTCTAATTGTTTTTCTTTTACTTGTAATTTTTTATAGTCTTTATTATGACGATGTCTATACATATGAACATTAAAATTAGGTCTGCTATAACTCCAATAATCACATAAATCACATATATATTTTTCTGGTATATAATCACCTATGCGTAATTTATGACCTTTAGTTTTTTCGTGTGCTTCATATTTTGATTTATAAAAACATTTAAAATTACAAGGAATACAAGAATATTTATAATCTTCTTTTCTTTCTCCAGTTTTTAAAAAATGTGTAGTGCTTCTCGTATGTTCTAAAAATCTATATCGTAAATCTGTAGTATATTGACAGGGTTCACAATTAAACATATAATATATTATTATATAATAAAATGAAAGTATTAAACACTGTAATAGAAATGATGAGAATGGCAAATGAAATGAAGGAATTAAAAACAGGATTTCAAAAAAAGAAATATGTTATGGATAGTGTTAGGGGTATATTACATCTGCCTGATGAAGTAGAAGATGTTATAGTTGAATTTATTGATATAATTATTGATGTTGAAAAAGGACGAATTAAAATAAATAAAACTGCTAAAAAAATATTTATATTTCCTTGTTTTATATGTCACAAGAACAAGTAAAAATAGCATATGATGCTACCTCGCACAAAAAAGTGCTGGAAAAAAGAAAAGTTTTAAGGGATATTCATAAACAATGTTTAGAAAATTCCAAATATTATAAAAAAAGGTATAAAAGATTAAAACGAAAAGATGATTTTATAGATATTGCTCATACAGGATTAAATATGAGTGCAGTAGCGTTAACTTTATCAGGTTTCGCAGCGCCACCTTTATTAATAGCATCCGCTACATGTGCTGGGTTAGGTTTAGTTATATCACAAGCACAAAAAACATATAATAGTAAAGTGAAATTAACTAATTTTAATGTATGTATAACACAGTATGATGAACTAGCAAGAGAAATAACAGCGGTTCTTCATCGTAACCATTGTACCAGTCAAGATTATCAGGAATACATAGAAGATTTACACGCTAAACTTTCTATGATTGATGATAGTCGTATATTGTAAAATAAAATTTTATACATTTATATTATATGAAATTTAAATGTGTAGAATGCGATTGTGAAAATCAATATCTACGCTGTCATATGTGTAAAAAATGGTTCTCGTTTAAAGGTGAACCATGTAAAGGTGTAATATGTAATGAATGTGAAAATGAATGCGAACAATTATATATTGAAACAGTTAATAAAAAACATCAAATATTAATATCAAAAACAAAAAGAGAATTACAAATTCAACAACTACCTGAAAAATATAAAAACTTAATTATAGACTTTGATGGGTTCTAATTTTATCAGTGATTTTTGGTATGAAGACAAAAAAGATTTTCGTAAAGTTTGGTTCAAAGTTGATAGAAAAATAGAAAAAGGTTGTAAATATGAAGATGGTTCATGGTGGTTCTGTTGTAGAATTGATTTTAAAGTTATGAAATTATTTTTAGAAGTTGAACCCGAATATAGATTTTATTATAAGTGGGTTAATTCTGTGCCTTGTATTATCTCAGTTAAATATATAGATTATATAGAATAATGCCGGAATTTAAAAAATCAACACGCAAAGGTAAAAAGTATTCAGTTATTACACCATCAGGCAAAACTATTCATTTTGGAAGTGCGTCCATGGAGCAGTATAAGGATAGTACAGGATTAGGTTTATATTCTGATAAAGACCACGGAGATGAAAAACGCCGTAAGAGTTATTTAGCAAGGGCAAAAGGAATAAAAAATAAAAAAGGTGAATTAACATGGCAAGACCCTGAAAGTGCTAATTATTATTCAGTAAAATATCTTTGGTAGCAAATTTAAAAAACTTTCTTTAAGTATACTAAAATTTTTTTTCTATACTTAAAGAAAATGATTATTACTATTATTTTATTAACTGCTTGGTTATTGATTGTATTAACTATATTTTTTTTATTTCTTACCTTTTACTAATGACAATTCAATACCAAATATATAATCTAAATGTTTTTCACTTTGTAAATGCTGTTTATAACCACAAGCGAGAATTTTAGAACCACATTCACATTCTATTTTTGTATTTTTTTGTTGATACCAGTATTTTTTCAAATCTTTCTTACGATCAGGTGAATATACTTTATAGAGATTAAAAACTTCTTTAATATAAGTAGGTTTTATTAATATTGTATCTTGTTTAGTTTGTTTGTATTTTGCACTGAACTTATCTAATGTATAATTAATTATTCTATCAAGTTCTGCCATAATAAATATATATTAATATCATAATAAAAATATATATCTATTTTGTGAAATTCAATTTGTCTTTTTCTAAACCTTCTAACTTATTAATGATTTTTAATAGTAAATCACAATTATTATTATTATCTAATATTTTTTTTAATTTTTCTTCATCTTGTTTATCTATTGATACATATAAGTCTTCAATAAATTTTTTTGTCTTTCTTCTTTTCAAATAATTTCTTCTATTTGATATTTTTCGGCATAATTTACATTCACCTCGTAATCTTAAATTACCATTTATATCTTTACCGTTTGAATGAAAATAATCTAATGATAAATATTTTTTACATTTACTACATAGTTTTTCATTATTTGAATTGTATAAAATTTTAATATTATATTGTGTTTCAGTAGTCATTTTATATAATAAGCACGACTTATTTTTAAGTATTTTAAAAGGGTCTAAAAGGGTTTAAAGAATTGATTATATAATATAATATATAGTATATTATTAGGATGCCTATAAAAATTAAAAATCCAAGAATTAACAAAAAAACAAAATTTAGTTCATTATTAAACAATAATATCATTTTATCAAATGATATGGAAGATATTAATTATGTAAAAATTAAAAAATCATTAGGTTTTACTGGTAAGGATATTTTTACTGATATTATTGAAGATAAATTTATCAGTGGTGGAAATCAAAAATATATAATATCTGGTAAAGTAAAATATTCTGTAGTAGATGATAACGCAAATGAAAAATTAAAAATAATAGATTATAGTTTTCCCATTATGGCAAAATCAAATTTATCAGCAGAAGAATTAAAGCATGTTGTTAATACTAAATTAATAAATTATTATGAAGATATACCAAGGGAAGGATTTAGCAATATCGTAATAAGAGGTTCATCATTTAATTCATTTCAAATACCAGATGATTATAAATTTCACTCTAGGGTTAGAGTATATCAAGAATTACCTTTAATGTCTAAATTATTCCAAGATACATTAAATAACCAAGATATTAAAATTGATACAAATTGTTTAGTAGATTATTTACATTCAGAGTTATCAAAATTTTATAAAAAAAAATCAAATAAAACAAATATCATAAAAGAATTAAATAAATTATGTAACGGTGATGTTATCACATATGGTTGTTCGTTAGAAGCATTCAAAACATTTATGTCTAATAATTTCAAATGCGTTCATTATACTGTTCTCGGTCCCGATTTTAAAAGTATTATGTATCATAGGTCACACGATACAAACAATATTAAATTAGTATTTTATGTTAATAATAGTCATTTATACCCAATAACTAATACTACGGTTCAAAAAATTATTAATAAAAAAATTTGTAATGGAACAACACAATTACAAAGTTATTTTAATACATTATATGATTTTGAATTTTACAATGATTTTATTTATATGGAAAAACAATTAGAAGACATTGAAGAATTTGATATCGAAAGAAAAACATATATCATTAATAAAAATGATGACATTACCGAAATATGTAAAAGACTAATGAATGAAACTAATTATACAGTTGAATTTATTGATATTGATAAAACAGGTAAAATTAATATGTTTAAACATCCTACAAAAGATATTATGATATGTAATTATGATGATTTTTTAGAAAGAAAAAAATTAATGCAACAATTAGATAAACTTGTAGATAATAACATGCCATTATTTAAAAATCAAAGTTATCCATGTATCGCATCATCTTTATTATCCATTATTGGTTATGTCCCAAAATCGTATTATAATAAAGAAACATTTTATTATCTAACAGAATATGAACCCAAACCAATAGTAGAAACATTAGAAAATTGTAAGAAAGAAGATTTATATATGGTTGATATATCAAAACATTACAGTTCTATTATGTATAATTGGTATAGTAAAAAAGGTGTATATATTCCTTGTTATGATGTAAATAATAATGTAGAAAAATTTAATGTTAATGATAAAATAGAAATAGGTGAATATTATATACAAGAAAAAAAAATAAATGGTATTACTTTTGGTGGTTGTTTTTTACATTATTTTGTAATTGTTGAAATGTTAAATGCTGGTTATATTGAATTAGATGATATTAAATATTGTATAAAAACACCAGTAAAATTTAATCCAAAATGTTTTAAAAAATTTATTGATATAACTAAAAAATTAGATGCTACAAATTTCAAAAAACTAAATAATTTATTAAATGGAACTATGAAGAATAATAAAAAAAGAAGAGGTAAAGCATATGTTACAAATGATATAAATGCTATGTGTTATTTAATAAATGATGCTGAAATAAATAATAAAAAATATTCTTGGCAGACATCAGACGATATTAAATATCATTTCTTAAAAATATATTCAGAAGAAAATAATTATTTTAATACAAGTGCTATATATAGAACTTGTTTATCATTTGCTTTATTAGATGTATTAAATTTAATTTCAAGAGTTGTAAATAATGGTTGTAAAATTGTAAAAGTTAAAACTGATGCGGTATATTATATCAATGAAACCCCAATTGAAGAAGATGTAAAACAACCAGAATATTTTAAAAATATTGGTAAAGTATATCACGATTTTGTTAATGCTGATACTTATAAAAAAGATAATTATATTAAACCTTTTGAAAAATATGAAATTATCAAAAAAGATAAATGTATTGTTGGTAGTGGTGGTAGTGGTAAAAGTTATAAAGCAGTTGAAGATGCAGACATAAATAAAAGAATTTTAATTTTATCATATTCTAATAATGCTGTAAATGAAATACAACAAAAAGCATATTTATTAAAAGGTGATACTCCAAATTGGTCTTTTAAAACAATTGCTATGTTTTATAGTAATTTAGTAAGAATTGGTAAAAAACAAAAAAATATGGAAAATGCTTTATTCGTATTAAATTCATATGAACAGATAATATTAGAAGAATTTTCTATGTGTCCAATAAATTTTTTAAGAGTTTTATCAGTATGTAATACACCTGTTATATATGTCGGTGATAATAGACAATTGCCACCAATATTACAAAATACAGAACAATCATTTGATTTATTAAATTTTCTATTAAAATGGTGTGATGTTGAATATAAAAAATATAACCCTAAATTTGGTAGATATGATAAAAGAACTTATAATATAATAGAAAAATTTAGAAATACAGGATATACACACGATTTAATACAAAAACTAAAAAAGGTAGATGATAAAAAAATTTATGAATTATATTTAGTTACAAACAATAATGATAAAGATAAATATAATAAATTATGCTGTGATTATTTTAATCCTAATGGTAAAGAGTTTATATTTCAAATAAAAAAAACAAAAGAAAATAAAGATGAAGATGAAGATTTTGGTTTTTTATCTCAATCAAATAAATCAAAGAAACAACAATATAAACTTGGTAAAAATTCACCTATAATTTGTTTAGAAAATGATAAGGAATTAAAAAAAATTGGTATATGTAATAATTGGAAAGGTAAACTAATTAGTTATGATAATACAAATGTTTGTATAGAAGGTTTTATGTATATTGATGATAAATATATAAATCATCAATTACAACTTGATATTAATACTTTTCAAAGTTATTTTAATCCTTTGTATGCTTCAACAGTTCATAAATTTCAGGGTGCTAAAATTGATAAACCATATGCTATTATTATTAATTCTAATAAATATAGGAATAGGGAACTTTTATATACTGCTCTTTCAAGAACTACTAATTATAAATATATACATATATCTGATAAACTTGCTGCTAAATATTTTTGGATAAATCATTTTTATGAAAATGAAAAAAGAAATGATGATAAAAAATATAATATTAAATATCTAACTGATAATTATTATCTTTATTATAATGCTGTAGATGATTGTTATGAATATCGTAATTTTAAAAAACCTGAAATAATAAAAGAATATTTTAATTTAGATGTCAAATTACCATTTCTAAAAGAAATAAAAAATAAATGTAGTGTGCCCTGTGTAAAAAATATAATTAGAAATCTTCAAGAAAAGAAAAAAAAAGAAAAAAATGTAATAGTTATTCAAAAACCACAAATAAAACAAACATATAATTTTATATTACCAAAATCCAAAAATAAAATAGTTATTGGAAATGATAGAATTAAATTTATATATTATGAAAATGATAAAAGATTAACAAAAGAAATGAAAACAAAGAAAAAAGGAGTTGAAACAGTTATGAATAATATGAATGATTTTATAAAAAATAAAGGATTTGAAAAACCTGAAATAATAAATAATTCTAAATTGGTTTTATCATTCTGTTAATTTTTGAAAGGAACACCATATGAATTACAAAAAAGTTTTATAAAAAATTACTTTTTAGTTTTTCACCCACCATAGCAAATTATTGCTACCTCGCATTTTTAAAATGCTGGACCTTACATTTTTTTTATCCCCCCAAACTTAACAAAATGCGTTTTTGATTTTTGACACCCCTCATATAGTTTTTTTGTTTCTGATACCCCCCAAATTTCCCAAATTTCAAAAACGCCCCAGAAAAAAAATGTTTGGTGCTGCTGTCTGTC